AGAAGCGTGATCAAATCTGCGGCACCTGCTGGGCGCTGCTGATCCAGATCGCCAAGAGCCAGCCAGTGCTGGGGAGGACACAGTGAGCAAGCGATTCGAGTTTGTATCAGCGCCACAGCGCAGCCCTGAATGGTTCGAGATCCGTAAGGGTGGCATTACCGCCACAGGTATCACGGCAATCAACGGCACATCGCCATACAAGACTGCCTATCGTCTGTGGGCTGAGTTGACTGGCCAGGTTGGCGAACAGGCTGCTGGGGCAGCCGCGCAGCGTGGGCAGTTGCTGGAGCAGGCAGTAGCTGATTACTACACAGCCGAGACTGGCAAGAAGCTGCGAAAGAGCAACGGCATCGTGCGCCTCAAGGAGCACCCTTGGGCGATGGCTTCGCTGGATCGCACCATCATTGGCGACACTGAAGGTCTCGTTGAGATCAAGACCTCAACCAGCAGCCGCTGGCAGTTGTTCCCAGTGCCGCCTGAATATGTCGACCAGGTGCAGTGGCAGATGTTCATCACTGGCGCGCACTACTGCGATGTCGCTGTGCTCCTCTCAGGTCTGGTATTCCGCATTGAGCGCGTAGAGGCTGATCCGATCTACCAGTTGCAACTGTTCGACAAGGCCGTGGCGTTCCTGGAGTTGGTCAAGACCAAGACTCCACCACCGCTCACTGGCAACGACAGCGACACGCTGGCAGAGGTCAAGCCACAGAGTGGCAACACCTACGCAGTCGCCGAGCCACAGCTCGACCACATCGCGCGCCTCTACATCGAAGCCAAGGCAGAGGCTGAGGCTGCTGATGCAGCGCTGAAGGAGATGGCGATTGCCATCAAGGAGGCGATCGGTGAGGGCGAAGGTGTGAAGGGTCGCGGTTGGCTTGCCACCTGGAAACAGAATAAGCCGAGCATCAAGGTGGACTGGGCGAGCATCGCAGATGTGTTGCGTGGCGTAGCACCAGAGACCTACGAGCAGGCAGTGAAGCAACACACTAAAGAGCAGCCAGGTGCGCGCGTGTTTCGCGTTTACGGCAAGGAGGATGAGGCGTGATCCGAGTCGAGATCGATGACGCGATCATTGAGCGCGCCATCATCATCGCTCGGATTGAGGACATTATGCCGACAGGCTCAGTCGATAAGAGCCTGGCGCAGAAAGGTCGAAAGGCAGTCTGGGAGGGCGCAGTTGGTCAGGCCGTATTTGAACGAGCAATGACTGATCTGGGCATCGACTGGAGCCTGGAGGCTGATTGGAACTACGACTACAAGAGCGATGGTCGCACCGTTGAGGTGAAGACCAAAGAGCGCTCAGTAGCTCCAAAGCCAGAGTATGAAGCCAGCGTGTACGACTACAACCACCAGCGCCAGAACGCTGACTGGTACGCATTCGTGTCGCTGAAGTTTGCAGATGGGTACAACAAAGAGAGTAAGGAGGCTCGGTATAAGTACTCAGTCGGTTGGGTAGTTGGCTGCATCCAGCGCGAAGACTTCGCCAAGATGGCGCGAGTAGTCGAGGTGGGCGACCCACTACCAAATGGTCAGAGGGCTGGATTCACCAGCCACAACATTGGGTTCGGCAAGTTGCTGAACCTTGCAGCACTAGGAGGAAGCAATGACTAAGGAAATCGCATCGGCACTGGCCGCACCGTTCACAGGAGCAGATCTCAAGTCACGCCCAGGGCGTGGTGGTATGACGTTTACCTACGCTGACGCGCGAGCAGTCGCACAGCGCCTTGACGATGTGCTTGGTCTGGCTGGCTGGCAGTTCGAAGTGAAGGTCGCTGATGCAGCGAGCAAGGTTGTTCACGGCACCCTGGTCGCAGTCATCGATGGCGTGACCACTGTCCGACAAGACTTTGGGTACCCAAACAGCGCCCAGGACGATGAGCCGTACAAGTCAGCAGCCTCCGACGCTCTGCGCCGCTGCGCTGCTCAGATTGGCGTGGGGCGGTATCTTTATGCGTCAGGAACAGGAACGAGCCTCTACGTGGCTCCTAGGGCGGTCTCCGTTGATTCTGTGAGCCACTCTCAGCCATCAGTTCTGAGCACGGATGTCGCTGTAGCAGCTGCAATGCTCTTCGCTGAGGGTGAATGCCCAGACCACCGCACGGCTTGGCAGTTCAAGCCAGCAGGGGTCAGCAAGGCTGGCAAGGCGTATAACGCGTTCTATGCCTGTGGTGGCAAGACCGATGGCCAGTTCTGTAAGCGTAAGCCGAGCATTGCCTGGGTGAACGCGCAGTCGCAGCCAAGTGGCGAGCCTGTGCGTAACGAGAACGACTTGGAGTCACTGCCGTTTTGATCTGAGCGGCATCATCTACGGCTGGGAGAGACTGGCGACCTCCACCTCTCCCAGCCACTAACACAGGAGGACATATGGTTTGGTTCAAGTGGGTAGCAAATGCACATCGAGATGCAGAGATCTCGGCCCTGACTGACACGCAGTTCCGCGCGTTCATCACGATCATTGGTGAGGTGAAGCTGCTGCGCTCTGGTGGCGTGTTCAAGAATCGCCAGCACCTTAAGACGGTCATTGGGCCGCGCCTCTTCAGGGGTGTTGATGGGCTGTTGAAAAGTGGTCTCCTCACCGAATCTGGAGATGGGGTCATCGCTGTCTCAAACTATTCTCGATACCAGGTCGACCCCTCGTCGACTGCTCGTGGAGCAAAGTGGCGAGCACGAAAAGAGGGTGGGTTAACGGATAGAGAAAGAGAAAGAGAAGGAGAGAAGAATAGAACCCCTATATCCCCTAAGCGCTCTGGCTCTTCTCGGCTCACGCCGCTAGGCGAGATCCTTGGAGTGAAGCGCTAATGAGGGTACGAGTGGAGAATCCTTCAGCTCAAACACTCTTGCAGAGAAAGCGACGAGCGAAGGAGACTCCAGAGAAACGAGCACTGAGGGTGCTCAAGTACACGCTCTACAACCATCGAATGACGATGGAGCAATACACGGCCTTACGGCTGGCACAGGCTGATCGCTGTGGAGCGTGCAGGGAGCCGCTCCGATTCGGTGAGGCGCGAGCGGTGACGGTCGATCACGATCCGCGCTGCTGCCAATACCTTGGGCTCGGTACTCGGAGGACAAAGGGGATGCCCATCTCGTGCGGCAAGTGCGTCAGAGCCTTGCTCTGTGGACCGTGCAACCGAGCCGTGGGATTCCTGGAGCGCTATCCACAGCGCGTTCATATGTGGATTGAATACATCAGGAGGGTAACCAAGTGAACATCGCGTTTGTAGGGCCTCAGGGCTCTGGTAAATCAACGCTCGCGCAGATGCTCGAAGAGCGACGCGTGCATCCCTACACGATCCTGCCGATAGCAGAGACGATCCGCACGGTTGCTGCACTTGGCTACGGTGAAGACTTCGACAAGGGTAAGAAGTACAGCCAGCGCCGAATGGGCTTGGATATTGAGGTGTCAGGGCGAGAGATCCTCCAGGACATCGGCGCGCAGATCCGTGAGCTAGACGCAACCTTCTGGATTAAGGCGTGGCACGCTGAGTATCTGAAACTCAAGAGCGTCAACCGTCTCGTGGTGGTTGACGATGTGCGGCTGCCATTGGAGGCGCACTACCTGCGGCACCACATCCCTGGCATCGTCATCGTCAGGGTTCACGCTACGGCCGAGGCACGCACGCAGCGTCGTGGTGTGCTTCAGGGCGTGAGCGATGTCACCGAGTTTGGCTATCTCCAAACCGAGTATGACTTGCAGATAGACACCACAGACTTGACAGCGGATGAGTCCTACGCAATCCTGCGGAAGCATATGGTGAGTAACGGTCTCTGGCAGTCATCCTATGAGGAGGAATCGTGAGTAACATCGCGCTAACAGAACTTGAGACGCGCGCAGCGCAGCTCGGCTATCACTACGACGGCCTGGTGCGAGTCGGTGAGCCGCCACTATGGACGGTGGTACTCATCGACTCGGCTGGGTCTGAGTTGACATTCCAGGGCGACACCATCGAGGGAGCCGTTGAGTTGGCAACCGATCGAATGGCGTTGCTGTCAGGACTTTGCGACCTATGAGCGGCTTCAACTGGATTGGCGTGACGCTCGTCGTGCTAAATGTTGCGCTGTTTCTAGTGGTCTTCGCGTCGTTGCCGATTAGCATCAAGCGTCGACAGGGCATCGCACCGTCGATGATCTATTTGCTCACCACAGCAGCGACAGTGGTCTGGATCTGGAGGGCGTTGCAGTGGCAGGCGTAAAGACAAAGCGCGGTGGTGCCGCCAAGCCACCTGTGTGGACGGTAACCAACTGCACCGAGTGCGGCAAGGTGGTTGACTACACAGATCCTAAGCGCGTCGTGTTCCCTGGTCAGCGTGTGCTTGTGATTCACGAGAAGGGCCGTCGATTCGAATGGCGACATAAGGCGTGCGTCAAGTGAGCCAGATCGAGATCCTCACGCCTGAGCTCGACGATGGCATTCAGTGCGTGCAGGATGGTGCAGATGCTTGGTGCTATGACCCCAAGATTGGTCGCCAGTTCGCCAAGTTGAGCATTCGCTACACAGATGCGAACGCACCAGAGGGTTGGTTTTTCCTCAACGAGCACATCTTCAACCGAGCCACAATCGCTGATCTTCTGAAGGCTGGACATATCGAGATCCAGTCCACGCGGTTTACACTCTCCGATGGTGGGCAGGCACTGCTCGCACGACTGGTGCGAAAGTGAGCAAGATGAGCGACCTAGACATCGATCAGCAGAACGCTGAAAAGTCCAAGCGTGGCAAGCGCGCGCGCAACAAGGGCAACGCCTTCGAGCGTGAAGTCGCTGCTGCTCTAGGGGGCGTGCGTGTCGGCCAATATGGCGGCAAGACTGATGTGCAGTCCGACTGGATCGTGGCGCAGTGCAAGGTTGGCAACGGCTCTTACTCGGAGCGCTATGACGGCTGGCTACGCTCGGTCAAGGGCAACGCTAACCAGATCGCTGCGCTCGTCGTAGGCGATGCACCTGGACCTGGCACGCGTCGCCGCACGATGATCGTGTTCGACTTTGAAGACTTCATCGAGTTAATGGGGAAGAGCAGCTGATAGCGGCACTGCTGGCTCTCTCGCTGCTGACTGGCAGTGGAGGACCAGACCTCACGCCACACGGCGTGCCGACACGAGGTGTCGCCACTTGGTACGGCGCGCATCACGCCCAGTCAAAGCATTGGTGCTATGGAGGATTCAGGAACACCTGCTCACCGTATGCCACAGGTGAGAAGGTCTGGTATGCAGCGGTGGCTAGTTTCTCGTACTATGCACAGCCATACCAGGTGAAGGTATGCAGGGCTGACCAGCCGACGCGATGCGTCGTGGTCTGGGTTCGAGATGAATGCGCCGCAGGATGCAGGAGGGATCTAAAACGACAATGGACAAGCAAGAGCAGAGCAATCGATCTAAGTCCAGCCGCGTTCTCTCATCTCGCGCCGCTCGGCAGAGGCGTGCTGGCGGTAACCATCACCGAGGTGAAATGCCAAAGCTGCAACGGGAGTTTCAACTCGCGTGTGCGACCTGGGCTGGAACACTAGGGATCAAACTCAACGCGCTCTTTAACTTGATGCCCAACTATGGCCGCAGTGTTCACTGGATGCGCGAGCGCTACTACGGTGGAACCTTTGTCGAGGACATCGACATTGACTGGGTGCGTGCTGCGTCTGAGGGCGAAGATGCAACGCTGCCAGTTGATCGAATGCGGCTCTATGTCACGGCAGTTGGTCGAATGTGCAACTACTGCGCTGGTGCTGACGAGACTAAGAATCCGACCTGCTGGGATGCTTCCTGCCCATTGCGCCCAGTGTCTCCACTCCCACTAAAGGTGGTGAAGTGATGCGCTACGATTCCTGTGCGGCCGCGCGCCTTATGGCGCTGCGGTCTCTCGCCCCAGCGGTGGTGTCCTCCCATCGCTGGGGTCTAACTCGGGGCAGCGTAGACGCTCGCACGACCATCACGGCGATGCCAGGTCAGCGAGGAACGAGTGGTGCGACTCCACTCCTGCTCCACCACTAGGGGAGGGCGAATGGCTAAGGCGCAGGACAAGTTTGTGGCGCTGCGAGGATGGGTATCCGACGCGCAGGTGCTGCTGGGCGTTGACTCGTGGGAGATCACTATCGTTGAGGCGGCATCCGATGTAGATGCCTGGGCAGATATCGACCCTCAGCCACAGCAGCCAACCGCTGACCTCCGAGTCAGTCACGACTTCTGGACGCAGACTCCAGAGAAGCAACGCCTCATCTTGACGCACGAGTTGCTGCACCTAGTGCTGGCTCGCTATGCACGCGTTACTGAGGTGCTCGAGGACTCGCTCGGTAAGTTGGCGTGGGCTGTTCTAGAGCCGCAGCTCGAAGATGCTGAGGAGCGTGCTACCGAGCATCTCGCTCGCATCCTGGCTCCCTATCTGGCACTGCCAAACTTCCCCAAGGCGTGAAGAGGACACAGCGACCGTGCCTGACCTGTGGAGTGCTAACGACCTATGGCGACCGTTGCAATGTTTGTGGGCCGAGGAAAGCGACTGAGTGGGCGAAGAATCGAGGGCCGTCGCCTTATCGCAATGCCGACTGGAGGAGGCTCAGTATCAGAAAGCGTAAGGAGGTTCCCTATTGCGAGCTCTGCGGCCAGAGGGAAGGCAATCCAAGTAACCCACTTACCGCTGACCACCTAGTTCCACTCGCTGAGGGTGGCGCGTTGATCGTGCCAACGCATATGCTCAGGACTGTATGCCGCTCGTGCCACGGCAAG